GTATAACATCTCTTTCTGGAATATTCAAGACTTTTTCTATTGTATTCAACCGTTCTTCTAAATCGCGTCCATTAATAACCATTCGACCTTTAACGTCTAATTGAGGAGGGTCACCTTGGTTGAAAACCATTACCGCGTCATAAGGATTGGCGACACTAGTACCAGTAGTCCAGACAGTATTAGTTCCAGTCGATGTTATGTAACCACCATTTGGTACGGTAGTATTAGTCGGAACAGGAACAGCGTGATTAGCTGTTGATGTGTTAATTGGTGTTGGGAAGTAAGCCATTCTTTCTATCTGTTAAATATTCATCATTGTGGATCCATTTGTCATTAACAAGAAATCCCCATTGACGACGATGGGGCCCTGGCATAAACAATGTCCATGCAGTAACACCATCCTTTAATTCTACTCTGTGATAACTATCTGGTCGGCAGATACGAAAATGTCCAGGTCCTCTCCATTTACGGACTTCACAGTTTAGAGTTCCATCTGCGTTGAATTGTGGAATCCATTCGTAATAACCACCAGCTAGAATAAAAGTGGCATATGGCCATGGATGGTCATGTACATGATCTGGATCTCCTTTAAGGAATTTATGTAGATATACATTAAATCCTTTATGCTGCCTAGTATTGAATAGTACATAGTATCGTTCTAAATATGGCTCGTTATCTATACGATCCATAATTATACGCTTACGCTCATGTCTATCTAAAAAATTAAGGAATTGGTCTCTGATCTTCTGGAGTATCATAATGGTCTTTCACTAGTTTATAAACTGTTTTAAATTTTTCAAATGCTATTTTTAAGCCCGGATATTGGTCGCACATATTTTGGACACGGGACCAGTCTGGAAATTTATCCTCCCATTCTATACCTATATGGAATGTAGGGTATATTCCACTACCGCTAATTGTACCAGTTGGCCCAATACCAATAGTATTAGAAGAGGTTCCACCATTACCTAGTGTATATGTATTGCCGATATTTGAAATAGATATAGTACTTCCACTTACCCCGGCCCCTGTATTATAATAATAACTTGATCCAGTGGTACTATTAATTGTAACATTACCTAATACCGTTCCGATATCCGTGGATATAAAACCGGGGGAACTGCTAAGTGTTATAGTATCACTTGATGTTGTTGAGTAATCCACTGGCGCTGAAGAAATTGTCATGTAAATCCTTTGCTTGTTTGCGTATGGATGGAATTCTAGTAGAATAATTATCCATATGTTCTATAATTTTACGGCATAGATCTGTACGATATATAATATATGTATTAAAGTCTTCAGCCCATTTGCTATCATACTTGAATATATCGTAATACATTTCAGTATAACTAAGTCTATCCGGAACCATGGGAATAGCATCAACCACTGCACCTTCATAGCAACTAATACCTAGTGTTTCTTGTAAGTTGGCACTAAACACCATCTTCGCTTCGCCTAACAAGTTATGATATTCGTTCTTGGTTAACTGTTGATCCTGACAAACAACAAACTCATATTGTGGTAAGTGTTCTTTAAGATCACGGAAGATTTCAACTTGTTTTTCTGGAGCGATACGATGCGGGAACAAGATAAGGTCACGCTTAGGCATATTTTTATAAGGCAATAAGGTATCGCCCATATATTCCATAGGCCAACCGATACGCACCATCTTGCCACCATTATGACGTTCAGCCCAATCTTCTTCGTACCAAGGGTTTTCACTTTTCATACCATTGTGCAACAAATTATCAAAGAAAATTCTTTCATGAAATTCTGTTGCAAAATAATTATGATCAAATGCATGGAAAAAACTTTGCTCTGCTCGCCGTACCCATTTAGCATTGCCGATAAGTCTTCCTAAGAAGTCTTGAGGATCATATGATCCGGCATGCCAAAGTCCATGTGTTGTTACAGGAATCTGTAACAGTTCACTCATATACTTTAAATTTATGATGCCAGGATGCCAGGCATCAGTAAACAAGAAATGATCGCCAGGCTTAACTGATCCGGAGCAAAATAGACGACCCATCTGCTCCACTTGTGATGACTTATATATATTGGTACCGCCAAAATTAAGAAAAGCACCAGGAGTAGTGGCTGAAGGAATATCCTCAGGCCCAGATATAACTTGAACATCGTGTCCTTCCTTTCGTAGGAGATCAGGTACATGGCGCTTCCATTGACCAGTGTACCTTGTCTCAACAGCTTCTAGATCAACAACAAAAACTTTCATAGTAAGTGTGTTTTCTCTTTAGGTATCCAAAACCGATCCATTTTCTTAGGTACAACTACCCAATCCTTGCCCACTACAGTGCCATCATTGAGTGTTTGCTCATAATCCATACTGTGCATATATTCACATAATACTTGTGCAGTATAGCCTGCTCGCAAACATTGTTTTTCAACCATTTCTGTTTGGATGACAGGTCGATATGTGTCAATTAAGTTTTTAGCTCCCTTGATAACAGGCAATTCCCATCCTTCAACATCGATCTTAATACCATCGACATCTTCAAAGCCCATGTTGTCGAGTATTTTAACTTCGACATCATACTCTAGTTTTGGAACCTTGGGAGCCTTTTTATCAACCCATTGACCTTTGCTATTAAGTTTTTGTGTGCCTTCTGGTACAATATGATTGTGTCCGGCATTGCGTGGATGATTATACATAGTAGTTGTATATTCTTTGTCACTTAAAGCGTAAGGGAAGATTTCAATCTTAGCTGTACGAGTCATGTCGGCCCAAGTACCATCTGGAAGTTTATACCAACCGTCATCAGGTTTGTTGTAGGCAGTTTCATTGTAGTCAACATTCTCAATTAACCAACTTCTAGTCCAGGGTGTAGGCTCAAAGCTCTTTACATTCTTAGCCCATGTAGCATATTCAATAGTATTATTGCCAATATTGGCACCAACATCAATAATAGTACGGGCGTTTGGAGTAATATCTCTAAATCTACGCAGATTACTAATTTGGTAACCTCTACCTGCCAAGCGTTGTAGGTATAATGTATCTGCATCTTCTAAAATAAACTTACGACCAATTCTATTGGTAATGTAAGTAGTAACTGGGGTATATGTACTCATTTAATTTCCTGAATTGTTATATCTCGGATTTTTTCCTTGATATGGTTTGCGTTCGCCATTCCAAGGCTTCTTTTCACCTGTGTAAGGTTTTTTAGGCCGTTGGCTCTTTTCAAAGTTTCTCCAAGCCCAGCTTTCCCTATTATAGAGATGCGCCTCGTTGAATGGAGCCATTTCGAAGCGACAAAAGTCATGAAATGCTTCTAGGTCGTTAAAAATTTTAACGATATCGGGACGGGATTCAAAATAACTGAAATCCTTGTAGTTCTTAGCCATTATAGCTTTCCTTAATATTTGATAAATGAACCATTTTCTCCATCTTCGGAGACCTCAATCCAAACCTCACGGCTTGGATACTTTTGTGAAATCATGTCATATAAATCATCTGACATCATTTCGCAACTTTTATAATCTAGTTTTAGTATAGCGTCTTTGTAGAGATTTTCCAACCAGCGTTTAAATTGGATGAATTCGACATCACGGTCGTTGTGGGTAACTGAAAGCCAAACGCGAAAATGGAATATATGACGATGAGGAGTAGCCAAAAACGATACATCATATTCGTCTCCTGTTGCTAAATTTGGATCCGTAGCGGCTGCTGGATAAGCATGAATGCCTTCTTTCTGAAATGTAACCCAAATCATTTTGTTTGGTCTAATGTCTTGTTTGATAATCATGATTCTTCCCAATGTTCTGGATTTAATTTTACTTCGTTAACATATCTAGTAAGATGATGCCCATTTTGTTTTGTGACTGACACATGGCAATTTCTACATAAACATTCTAAATTTTTAGGATTATTATTGTGACGATCGCCGTCAATATGATTTATATCTAATTGTTCTGGAAAAAGTATAGTAGCAGTGCATACAAATCCATGATGAGCATCTATATTAGCACATTTCTGTGCCATTTTCCAATTGTCCACTTCATGCTTTCTAGAATTACGATGTGCTGAGCAAAACATCTTCCATTTTGCAATAGGTGATCCTTTTAAGCTCGTACCTGCATTGTGGTAACCAACTCTGTTACCGCAACCGGGCAATGCGCAAGTGGGACTATGATTATTAATCACATTCCGTTTAACCCTTATAGTCATACAATCACTTCATCCTTTCCATACTCGTCCCAATGGGTAAAGTATTTTCGTTGTGTAAGATCAGTGAGTGGTATGCACCAAACACCAGGGTTAGTAGCATCAAAATCTTTATCATCTATCTTAATAGTAGCATTATAGCCTAATTGGTTTAGATAAGGTAATTTTACACTAATTTGTGGAATAAATCTACGATATTCGGTTAAACCGCTTTCTAGTAAAGCTTCTGCTTGTGCTATATCAAAATCTAAAGTACACCAATATCCTGCATCTAGACATTCTTTAATCATGTTTTCCCAAGGTCGCCATCCTGCTGCATCATTAATGCCTAACGGAGGGAAACTTTGATTGGCGCCGAAATAAATGTGCTGACAGCCTTGCATCCTAGCCAAAGGTATTATACCATCAGTCTCCATTATACCTACTACAAATAGTGTTTTCATTCCATGTGCAGGTGTATGTTCAATCTCAATCCCTGTAAATAATTTTACATTATCTTTGTTACCAGAAGTGTATTCACGCTTCATTCGTCTTTTCCTTTTTACTCTCTTCGTATTTTTTAAACATTCGAGTTACATCTTCCATTCGAGATTGGAAAACATCTGGAGCACCTTCGCTAGCTCTTTCTAAATCCCAGTAGCTGGGATAATGTCGCAAACATGCTAAAGCCTGCTGACGAACTTTTTTTGGTATTCGAGGTGTTTTTTTAGGATCTAATAGTTCGCCAAGAAAATTCTTAGTTTGAATTATTGATCTAAATCTTTCGTCCGGTAGTGTCATACTTCAAATAGGTCATCAAAGGTTGTTTTAACGGGTTCATCTTTTTTAGCAGGCTTTTCTTCAGCTAGATTAGCTTCAATATCAAAATGCACAGCAGAATAAGTTTGGGCGTTTACAGTTTTCTTACCTGTAGCACCTCTAGTACCAATAATGCTTTGCCAATATTTGTCAAACTCTTCGATAATTGCATCACTAGTGCCTTTATCGCTAGTTGAAAAAATAGCTTCTACTATATCCTTATAATACACTCTATCAAAGCGTTCGTCAACCAACATGGCTGGAATTTTACCCGCATCATATTGGCGATTGGCTTCCTGTACAGCATTACAATGCATCCAAACATTATGACCCATCATAAGTGCATAGGTAAAACTATCCCAACTTGTTCGACCTTCCTTGCCATTTTTATTTAGGTCGCCTGGTTTATAGATACAAATATCTTTCATCATCAATTGATCTATAATTGGGCTAGACTCAAAATTTTCAAAGATTAAATCTTGGACGACAGCGTCTTTAAATAACCTGGTGTCAGTAGAGTACTTTTTATCGTCTGCTGATGCCTGCATCCTATAGACCCATTTTGTACGGTCTTCAGTTTCTGTTTGGATGTAGATTTGTCCGTTAGCTGTTGCGAGGAAGGGTGATGCGCAGTCAAAAGATATGGTAAAGTCTTCATTGTGATATTTCCTTATAGCTCGTTGTAAATCGGTTAGCAATACTGCCCATTCTAATTTAGAAGTACCTAAAAAGTGCATCCAGTCTTGATGACCTTTTTCAAGTAATCCGTCAAATCTTAAACTATTCAATCTTTTTAATACAAGGTGTATGTCGCACATATTCTGTCCACCCATACCCCATCCATTAAAAGCACGATCACCATATTGGTTGGGATCACAATATTTTTTCATTCGCTGATACCAATCTTCGGCATCTGCATGATTTTCACCTTGTAATACATTTAGAAATTTACAATTACCGTTGCGATTGTTTACAAACCAATCATTGTTGATATAGGTACCTTGTACGGCTTCTGCGTATGTAGTGATGCCGGTCGCTTTTTGCCCAGCAGGACTACGAGCTACCCAGGCCGGAATATCTAAACACATACCATAGTCCATTAGCGTGTCCATCCAAGTCAGCACTTGCTCACGCTTTTTTTGTGCTTTAGGACAGTTAGGATTTTTCCAGTCACCCTCCCATACACCCTTACCTATCTGGAATCCTCCTGAATCGCCTAAGACCCAACTAGTAGCACGGTTGCGATTACGGAACATGTCTTCGCTTTCATCCGGCTTATTGAGATCTAAGTTAGCATGCCCTGCTGAATATAAGCAATGATCATAATAAAAGGCACCTGCATCCGGATTTAGATAATTTAAACTTTCTACTCCGCTAGTAAGGCTAGGCGGAATACGAGCCGGATCCACATAATTGCCAAATCGTTGTTTGCCTACAAATGTGGAATAAAACCCACTAGTCGCTGGCAAAAACCAAGCATAGTCGTTTTGTGTAGCAGTTAGATTTCTATTCATTATAGTTTACCCCAGCTAATCCTCATCCATATTCTTTCATGTACGTAATGTACAAGAGTCAATATAAGATGTATTAGTATAGCATCGCTTAATCCAGTCCATATGGCTGTAATTAATAAAGCAATAACTCTATATGTTACTGCTCTAATTATAGTGCGCTTATGAAGTTCGGACATTATTTACTTTGCGCTGGTAAAATATAATTGTATTCAGCTAATCCGCTATCTACAGTAATTTGCATAGCACCTGCATCGGAAATGCGTACAGTCTTATCGCCTGCAAGTGCAAATATACTCATTACTTGTGTAACAGGCCATGACCATTCTTGTTTCAATTTACCATCTATTCCTGAATGAAATGTAAATGATCCAGCGTGTGTACTTGCATCGCCAAAGCTAAAAATTAGATCTGATCCCTCTGTACTAACTTTAAACACAGTTTCTTCTGTATGTGCCGCAGCCTGATAGCGCAATCTTTGAATACTAGTAACTGTTGGTTCAAACTCGATGTTCCAAGCTGCACCTTTAAATTTAACAGTCTTTAATTTTTCATTGATGATTTCTGTATTCATAAAACGATAGTCATTTTTAAAATCACCATCTTTATTTTCAAAATGTAATCCTACAGGAATTTCTTCTTCATTTCTCGTCATTGTTGTGACTGAAATTTTAGCATCATCTTTGTATTCAGGACATTTCAAATGAATGTCTAATTTGTTCAGTTGAGGCATGCCAAATGTCCCAGCAAATTCTTCAACTGCTGTTTTAGTTTTAGCTTGGACGATTACACTGCGATCTTCAGCCATAGCTTCGATCGCGGTCCCGTCATCTGCAGAACTAATTTTAACCAACGGAATGAATCCAAGGCTATGTGTGTGTGCTACTAGATCTTGTAGTATATCTTTCATAATGTTCTCCATGTTTTGTTATTATATAGGTTTTTTAGACAATGTCAAGGATTTTTCCTAACCTTTTTGTTATATCTTACAGCTGATTCAACCAATGTATGTGATTGATTCAATTTATCTGCATAGTGTATAAATGCGTTTGTATCTTTGGGGAAACATGCCCCACCGAAACCTCTACTCCCATCTGGACCAGGTACTTGCATATGACTTTCGCCAATCCTCTCATCCAGTTTTAAAAGTTCAACAACTTTGTTATAGTCTGCACCATTAATTTGGCACATGTCATATAACTGATTGAAGAAAGCTACTTTGACACTTAGAAAGCAATTAGTGGCATATTTGACCATGCTTGCTTCTGTTAGTGAAGAGTATTTGACTATATTTAGGTTTTTAAGGGAATCTACAAATAAATTAGTCCAAATATTATCTGGTTCTACGCCACCTATTATCATATATTCTTGATTAGCAAAATCTTCCTTGGCACTGACAGCTCTTAAAAATTCCGGACTGTAACAAATACTGTGTTTGGGATAATTTACCAATAATCTATTTAGGTAGTCTGGTCTAACTGTGCATTTTATTAGCACTGGCATAGACTCCGGAACTGTATCCATTACTTGGTAAATTTGACTGACATCACAGTCGCCAAGTTCAGTACTAGGAGTGCCTACACAGATAATTACTCCTTCCGCTTCCGGATAATCTTTTACTGTTTGTGGACCTAGTATAGGATCAACAATATATACAGTATTGACTTTGTCAATAGCACTGGCAACTGCTTTGCCTACAAACCCATAACCTGCAATTACAACTTTCATATTAAAACTCAAATAAACTATTAAATGTATTTTTAGTTTCGGTACTGGTGATATCCCAGTTCAAAACTCCGATTAAATTTTCTAACTTGTTATCAATAATGGTATTTTCCATTTCGTCATGATCAAATGGTAAATCTTTAAACCATTGCGGTAGTCTTAATTCGTCTACCGGATAAGCGACACTGGTAAAGTTCAATGGATTGGCTTTAAGTTTACAAACGATGACCTTAGCACCATCAGTGATATTCATAGAATATTTGTCACCATACATACGCTTCAAGGTATTCCAATTGATACTAGCGCGGACATGACCTGGCATATTGGCCTTTCCTGCTTTCTTTTCTTTGGCTTCATAATCAGTGATATTGTTAGCTCTTTTAGGACTACCTTTTTCCCATCCTGGCCGAGCCTTGAACTTAGTACGAAACTCGCTGATTTTATCTAGGACTTCTCGTTCTTGTTTACCAGTTAGTACCATTTCTAAAATCTCACTTAAGAAGTCTTGTATGAATTCCGGAGTATCTGAACGCTTTAAGTCTAAGCCCATGGCCTTGATCTTGCCGGGTTTGCCTTCAATATCACTGCGTTTGCCTTCTTTATCATAGTAAAGTACAGCATAGCGTTTCTTAGTAATGAAAAGACTCTTTGAGCCAACAATCTCTCGACCTGCTTTAATAACCTCACCTCGACTCTTGGGAACATGGAATGCATCCAACATAAATTGTGGGAATGTTTGATTTACTTCTTCTCCGATTTGGTCATAGAGTTGGATGACTGTTTCTTTAGTCCAGGGGATTTGTCCTGCATCGATTTCTTTTCTAAGGGTTTTGTAGGCGGAGAAGTAGCAACTATCTGTGTCTCCATAGATGATGGCTTTTCCGAGGTGATCATATTCACCAGCAATAATCTCATTGACTTTACTGGCCATATGCTTGGCAATCTGACGTCCAGTAAGGGTAGTAGATTGGCCGATACGCTTATCAAAAAAGCGACAACCAGGGTTAAGAATGGCACCGTAGAGCGAATTAAGATTAATCTTTTTGACCAACTGTCGCTTATCCCAATACTCTTCTTCAATTTTGTTTCCTGCATTTATAGCCTCCTTTAACTTGGCCTGCATCTCTTTTCGTTCTGCATACCAGCGTTTAAGCAAACCAGGAATGATACCTTCCTTCTCATGTGTAAAGATAGTGCCATTTGCACTCAACATCCAGGGTTGATTGCTTTCATAAATTAATCGATAAACTTCTGCAGCACTGAGTATATCACTAGATCCATCTTCCCAGTCAATGGTAATGTCAGTGCCAATTTCTTGATTCATCACGGCAGTATATTCTAAACTACCAAATAATCCCTCCCAAGCACCAGCAAAGCTCGAACCCTTGGCCATTTTAGTTTCAATATATTCGTCAGTTTTAGTTTGACGCAATTGGCCAATAATAGTTTCTGGACCCATGTTAAGCGCACGAATGGCCGATGGATACAGGCTGTTAATGTCTAATGAGCCTACCCAGTCCTGTATACCTTCTTTGGGATATGCCACATACGCACCAGCCGCCGCCGAACTTTCACGATCGTCCATTTTAGTGCGATTAGGTACAACAAAACCTCTGCGATGACTTTCGTTAATGATAGCTTGTTCAGTAACAGCTACAGCACCCATTGTAGTCTGTATTAGTACAGTACATTCATGTGCTAGTGTGTTGGCAAGATCAATAAATTTTAATTTTTTATCTAGATCGTCTAGAAGTTTACAGTCATTGATATTGTATTCAACAAATGTCCTAAAGTCGTTATTATATAATTGATCAAGTGTGCCTTCGTATTGTGTTTTACGCTTGCCTAGTTCATATTCAGCAATGGCATCTAGTCTATAGCTATGGCGTTCTTCAAATGTATATTTTCTATACAGCTCTAAACTATCCACATGCACACGACCATGGAAGTCATAAGTTGTAGCAGTCTTACCAAATTTCTCATATTCACGCTTTTTAGGAAATTGATCCCATAAACAGAATCTGCGTGTGTCCTCTTTGCTTAGTACTTTAGTAACTCGATTAACAGTATATGGGACGTCGAATCCTTCGCTATTCCAACCACTGATGATGTCGGCATCTTGTATAAGATCTAAAAACATGTTTAATAGGTCTGCTTCATTGTCAAACAAGTATGTGTTAGGGAAGTCTTTGACCATTTCTTTGGCTTCCTCCATCTTGAGTCCTTTGGGAGGAATAGCCATACATATCATTGTTTCCATCCATTGTAGGTAGACAGCTATGGCGGTGATTGGCATGAACGCATCGTCTGGACTTGCATAACCACGCTCTGGATCAAAGTCTACCTCAATATCAAAAAATGCTGTTTGTAACTTAGGTGCATCTTGACCTTGATAGTTTTCACTTAGACAAACAAATATAGGATTGATATCTGACTCGTAAAGAGTCTTGCCACTATTAATGGCCATTTCTTTTCTAAGTTCTTTGGTGTTTTTACAAACTACCCTGCTGACTGCATCTCCATAAATTGACTGGAACTTGCCGCGAGGATCTTTATAGTATAAAGTGTGTTTGACGGGTATATCACGATAGTCTCGTTCACCCTTTGAATTTCGTTCAACCACTCTGATGATGTCATCATTGCGATCAAACCATGCATCTACATAGCTCATTTTTTCTCCGATTGTGATTTCTGGCTCACAAATACCTAATGCAGTTTATGGCCTGCCTGCCATCATATTTAGATCAAATCTTTTTAGTGATATCTAAAATAGCTTCAATCTCTTCCCAATCTTCGTTATATTGACTCCAATCGCCTTTGTGAGCAATCTTAATAGCCTTGTTTATAACACTGGGTTTAATTTGTAATTCTTCTGCAACTGCTTTGACAGTTTCTTTTAAGCCTTCTTGTAAGTCTTCGATTTCTCTTAGAACTGTACTGCCTTCATTAATCAAACGCTCTAGTTTTGCCTTTTCTTCTGCACCATATGAACGACCGCCCATGTAAATCTCCTAGTAATAAGCCTAATTGTATAGTAGTTATCTAATAAGGTCAACCTATTAGATTATTTTTGCCTCAAAGTTTTTAATGCCTCATTATTGGCGTCAATCTCTGCTTGTAATGCCTTTTTATCTTTATCCCAATATGCCTGTGCTAGTAAACCTTGTAGTTCTTCATTTGATGCTTTGATTTCTTTAATCTTTTCAGAATTTTCATTAGTAGCATCTGCAACACCTTGCATGATATTTCCTAGATTATCCCAAATATAGTATGCACCAATTAAAGCTGCACCTATCAATAATATTTTTGGATTCTTACTGAGATAAGTCAACATTGGACCGCCAGTTTTTCTAGCAAAGTCCATAGTTCTAGCACCCATCGGCGACATCTGTATCATTCCCAAGCTGACATCTTGTAATGCTTTACCCGCCGCTGTTTTTGGACCAGGTCCATGTATTACTTGTTCTGGATTAGCTCTAGCATAGTTTTGAACTACTCTTTGAGTATTTGCATCAACCTCTGCCCATTTACCAGTTTTAGCATCTAGTTTAATCCAAGTTGCCGCACTCTTGCCATCCAATCCTTCTGGTGCGTATTGATACAACCCTGCTAGTTGTTTATTATAAGTAGCAGGTATAGTTACAGCATCGCCAAAACCTGCCCTAGTTCCATCTATAATAGATTTTTTTGCATTTTCTACATTTTGTTTATTAATCGCATCTAGTGTTTCTCTAGAAGCTGCATTTGATTCAGCTCCACCTATTTTTACTTTTTTCAATTCACCAGGATGTTCGGGGTCGGGAACCATCCTGTATCCAGGAGCTACTTTTTCATATTTGTATTCGCCAGTGGCTTTGTCAAGAACCTTTTCATAGCCTTGCATTTCTTTTTCAAGATCTGCTGCCAATTCCTTAATACCAACTGCACGATCTGACCCTACAGCAGTCCACAGTTCATAATCTTTTCCGGGCATTGGATACCATTTACTGCCGTTGATCAAGACTCCGTCTTTTTCAATAGCTGCAAGATCGGCATAGGTAAGTCTTTTACCCATGACTTTTAGTACATCTGCTAGTGCTCGGGCCTCAGCAGTCTTTATAGTACCATTGACTATTTCGTCTGCAATCTTGCCTGTTTTTCTATAATCTAATTCATCTAATCTTTGTAAAATACTTTTTATGTCGGATTCATTTACAGGTAATGCTGTATTGACTTGTAATAACCGAGCTAGTGAATCTGCATCATTCTTTGTGCCTAGACTTGATCTTGCAGTTTTTAAGGCCTTAAAAGTTGTTGGATCAAATTTACCAGTGGGCGGAACTTTAAGAGCATTTTGAAGTTCTATAACAGCAAGGCGTATGTATTGATCTATACCGGTATTAGCAGTAGCTTCATTGATATCTTCATTCTTGTTTCGGTTAAGCATAGTTTGGGTATTGCTAGGCCCAATAATATATCTTTCTAATCCCGATGTAACTGCCCATAGCCCTGCTTGTGCTACTATACTTCTTGCTATTACTAGTGATACTCCTGTATCACCTAGAGTATATGATGTGGGATTAGTTGCTCTAATTTTGTCGCGTTTGCTAAGTTCTGCAGCAAGCGCATCAGCGTAAGGCATTCCGCCTAACGCTTTTGGTAATAATGATGATATATGTGCTGTAAGGTTTGCATCATAACCTAGATAAAATCCATGCTCCATACCATACACAAACGCAACAACAGCATCTGGACCTTTGTCTCTAACAGTTGCCCAAGCATTAGCGATTGACTTGGCCACTATCTCAGCTTTTTGCCCAGTAGTCATAGGCGATGTAACAAAGTCTTTTACAGATTTAGTAGCATCGGAAATCGATGTAGCAGTATCAGTTACTGCTTTTTTAGCTTGTGGAGCCGCTTGTGTGACTGCATAGTGGGCAGCTCCTTTAAGATCTTTAGTTGCTTGCCCACTACCGAAATATTTTGCAGTATCATGAATGCCTGATTTGATATCTGATCCCATGAGATCGGCAGCATCGCTAGCGGTCCAATTACCTTTGTCATCTAATTCATTTAGTAATCCAAAACTTTCTAACAACGATGCTGCAATACCTAGGCTTTCTTTTTTGGTAGTAAGCATTTGATTTAATTTGCCTACAGTTAATGGACCCGGATCACCGTCAACTACTAGACCATTTTCTTGTTGGAAACCTCTTACGGCATTAGCAGTGTTGGGTCCAAAATTATTATCTATAGATCCGGGATCATATCCTAAGGTCTTTAATCCTTGTTGTATTTTACCAATGTTATCACTCACCCATTCATTTGGTTGACGAGGTGCAATATTACCAGCTGCTGGCGGAGCATCTACTTTAGGTGGCTCCTCTACTTTAGGTGGTGTTGTAACCTTAGGTGGTGTTGTAACCTTAGGTGGCTCTTCTACTTTAGGTGGTGTTGTAACCTTAGGTGGATCTTCTACTTTAGGTGGCTCTTCTACTTTAGGTGGTGTTGTAACCTTAGGTGGCTCTTCTACTTTAGGTGGTGCATCACCTGATTTAGTTGGATCGGGAATTTCAGTAGGCTTCGGTGGAACACCTTCTCTAGCTTTTCTAGCTCGTTCGATAGCATCACTTACTTGGCTTTCAGATAGATTTTCTAAACTATCTAAACGATCAATTAAATTTCTTAAATTCATAATGTTCTTTTCCTAGCCTCTGCAAGTCCTGGTCCGGTTGTTGCTTGCGCCACAGGTTTCTCCATTTGTTGCGCAGCCTGTGCTGCAAACTTATCCTGTGCTGATATTTTATTACTAGCAACTTTGGCAGTTAATGCTTGGAAGCGTTTTTCTTTTTCTAAATTATCTCTATGTAACTCGTCATAATAGTTTGTTAATTTTGCGAGACTACTTTGTAATTTATCTATTACGCTATCTTGCTTGGCAACATGTCGGGTAATCGCCTGTAGGTCATTAGATGCTGGTCCTTCTGATCTAGCTTTACCTAGTAGTTTAATTATTTCTGGATCATTGCCTTTGTAGTTGAACACATCGTTGTCTAGACCCTTTTCAGCAGAAATTTTAGGATGTTGTTCGCCATGTACTTCATGTACATTTTGCGATACAAAATTAGGATCAAAAGGTTTACCATGTACATTATTATTGATCCAAGCTACTACATACTCTTTTTCATCATCACTCAATCTGTCAAGATCTTGACCTAGTATTCTTTTATTAGGATCAACTATGATACTGGCTAATGGTCTTTGTCCGGGTTTGTTAATATATCTATCACGGCTAAAAATATATTGAGTGTTTCCATTTTTCATTTTTACCATTTTAGGAGTAATGCTACCGCCTATGGCTTGAGGAAATTGTGTTCTGCTAGCCTGTTTTACATATGGCTGAAATTGTTTTAAATTAAATTTTGTTGATAACTCAGAAGCCTTTTCCATACCGGGCAACGATCGTTGGATCATTTTTGCAGCTAGTTCCCCTGCACCTTCTCTAATGGCTCTGGCAATAGCATTGGCTAATCTAACATCGGCTATTTCGTGGATGCGTTTGCCATCTTTGTTGTACTTGCCTGATTTCTTTTTAGCAATCGCGATAGCTGCCTGTTTTGCGCCGCTACCTTCGTGAATATCGGGATTGCCAATTTGTTCTGCTACTGAGTTTAAATGATCGTTGCTGGTGGTAATATAACTATACATCCATCCATCTAAACTTATACCTTGATCTAATGCCTTCTTGATATGTACAGCATTTTTGATGATCTCGCGGATTTCGCCATGTGCCATACCATCTATTTGATCATCTTCTTCTATAGCATAGCTTTCTGATATCATATTTTCCGGACCGTGATCTAAATGATCACCTTGATCTTGTTCATGCGAACTTATAATGTAGTCCATGACTGTGGTCATCATGCTACGCACGATACCGATCTTTTCTGAGACCCATTCTGGAAAATTTTCATCATCTGTGATATTTTTTTCTAGATGCGATGCTACTCTTATGATTGTGTGTAGGCTGTTTTTTACTGTATCGCCTTCATGTTCTTCCGACACAGGGTTCTTTCTAATGCCGAGTCTGTCAGCCGGATTGCCGCCACCGAACATATTATCTATAGCTTGACGTGTTTGTTCTTGATTGCGTTGTTTCTGTTCTTTGCGATCAGCAGTGACCTGTTTGCCAGTGCCTTTCTTGATTGATTTCATCATGTTGTCAAACGGCTTGTCACCAGTGGCCTCTGACATATTTTCATCTGCAATAGCTTTTTTTATTATGCTAATAACATTAGGATTTGCTTTTAGCTGATGTAGTGTTTGTTCGGCATGAGCTTTATCTCTGAATCCGCCTTGAACTACCGCCCAAGAACTAGTACCAAAAAAACCACCAGACGGATACCATATCTCTGATTGCCCAGTATCTGTGCGATCTACTACTTCTAATTTATTTGGGTCTATCGGTGGAGGATTATTTTTCTCTGCTTCTGCTCGAGCCATCATTTGTTTATGTGCTTGTACATTAGCTTTTTCATGTGCTCTAGGCTCTTGGCCAATCATATCTCTTAATAGATCTGTCCAGCTCCAACCTTCCATTTCTGGATCGTGAAATATTTCTTCAAATTCGCCTACTACTTCACTTAGATCTTCTTCAACGAAATATTTGGGAATAAAGCCTTTTTTCTCAGCAATATCTATCATATAAGATTCTAAAGCATCATCACCTTCGTTGGCAAAATGTTGTTTAGTATCCGGATCCATCTTTTTAATAATATCCATGCCGAACTTAAACGCATGTTTGTAGCCTGGCATGTTATTCATACTCATAACAGTTTTTGGATCAACTCGAAGTGGTTTTTTATCTTGGCGTGTGCCT